AGCATACAACCTGGATGAGGATGGTTTAGACGGTCGGTGGGTTTACGATAGCGAGGAATTGGGGATGCTTCGTAATGAAGACCCTAGTAGCGTTATAGAATCCGGGGATTATGATCAGTAATTAACTTGAGGTATAGCGCCCATCTTGCTCCTATGCCTATTTCTCTGTTAAAATGGGGTATGACCGAAAAAAGGATAAGCGTTAATTTTAAAGAAAGTATTTTCATATATACTTATATGCAGACATTTAGTCTTTCAGCTGCTGCACGTGCGGCTAGATGTTGCCCCAAAGCAATGATGGCTAAGGGGCGGGTACAAAAAGCTATCCAACGCGCAATGAGGGACAGAATAAAAAAACTTAAAATTGATGCTGATTGGGTGCTGAACGAATTAATTACCATGTATCATGCCGCAGATATGGGGGATGTGTTGAAGTTTCGTAAATTAGGGGGGCACCCCTTATTTTAGTTTGCATGATGCACCCCCAGAATTGTTATCTATAATCGAAAGCATACAAATAAAACCTGGGGCGTATGGCTTTGATGTTAAAATAACTATGCCTACTAAATTAGAGATATTAAAACAAATTGGTAAGCATGTTAACGTTAATGCATTCAAAGAAGGTGACATGCATACGCAAGCAGTAGTTATCCATCTCGATAAGCAAGATATAGAACCCATAAGCATACCGGTCGAACGTGTGGACACATTGGCCGAACAGGTGGACGATATCGAGCCACAAAAAGAGATAGGGGATAAATGATGAGTTATAAAACTTGTGAAAAGTGTGATGGTGATGGTGAAGTGTGGATGCAACAGCATAGTCAATGCCCCACCCCCTTTCCTGTTGGTTTAAGTAGAGTATTATGTGTAGAGTGTAACGGTACCGGAAAAATAGAAATACCTAAAACACAGTATTGTACTTGCAATGGAAATACTCGTAGTAGCACTTGTTGCCCTCGTTGCGGAGGGCCGGCGGTAGCCAAAATATGAGTTATCATAGTTTTCAAAGTAAACGGGGCCGGGCATCGTTAAGTAAATTTAAAGGACGAGATAAATCTATAGCTATACGTGCTATTCGTGGGCAATCATTTAAAGAAATTGGCAAAGTTTATGGTCTTGATTCATCGGTATGCGCGAGTATATTTCGTAAGATATACCGTCAATGTTTCCCGGAGGATAAAACGCGTTTAAGTTTAAAAAAGCTTAAAGTTCGGGCCGATGAAATAGTATCAGCAATTACAATGATGTAATATAGGGGAGTAATTAATGTCTAAGATGGGATACCTTGAAAGACGGGCGCCGTATCCGTTAAGAGCGATGCGCATATCAGTATCATTTCGCATATTCCCACAATGGAGGCCGTCATATACTTATAAACGGGATTTAACGGAACTAGCAAAAGCCGACGGTGTGATTATATGGTGGGCTAGTTGGCTTTGGGTACAAATTTCATATAATCGTTGGGTGGAGTATAATGGCTACGGCCGGTAGCTTAGAGGCTAAAGCGTTACCCTGATAAGGTGGAGATCGTAGGTTCAAATCCTACTCGGCCGTCCCATTCGACTGACCAAGTTTATTATGAAAGATATAATTAAATTATTGTTGATATTTGTGGCCATAGCAGCGGCAGCGGGGTATTTTGGTTTTGAAAAAGAGGATATAAAGGAAATTATAACCGAAGGTACAAAAATTATTAAACAATAACACAGGATAATTAACTATGCAGCATGATGAATATGGTTTAAAAATTCGTAAAGAATGTACTACGGTTGGTGATAGTAGAAGTACATTACCTAAAGAAGAATGGATATTGAAAACTCCTTGTAAGGATACGGCATGGCTGCCTTATAGGGAAAATGAAGAGGGTCGTAGAATTGTTTTGCTGCCCGGGTGGCGCGATGCCCCCGTTGTACTTACACCTGGTAATTTTTTATTATACGAGTGTAACTTGGCTGTAGATCATGTGGAACATAAGTTTTATTTAGTGTGTAAAGATGGAAAAGCATTATTACATCAGTACGTGACACAGGATGATTAAGTATGAAAGTCCAGTATGCTATACGTAATAGTAGGGCGGCGCATGTTAGTTATCGGTATTTTTATTGCCGGGTTTATGCGTCTTACTAATCCATTGTTGACTAAAATTGAGTTTTGGCCTATGTGGGTTATAGCAATAACATTGGTTATTATTGTTTAAATCTAAAAACTAAAGGCGGGTAGGCATGACTATAAGCGAGAAAGATTTAGCTAAGATACTGGATGACATAAAGCATTTATTTTGTAGTTATATTTTTTGGCGGCATCCTGAAGGTTATAAAGGCGCTTCTTTTCCGCGTGATGCGTTTGAGGCTTCTTTAGAATGTTTACTCGAAAATATTGACGATAAGCTTATCGATATTTGGCGGAAACGTAATCTTAATAAAGTTACAACCTCAAAAGCGCAAGAAATGATTACCAAATTTTTTGATAATAAAATTAAAATGCTTAAACTAAAGAGAGGGGGATAAATTTTATGTCAGTCAGGCATCCTGATACTTTGTATATTCAGCGTAGTTATGGTAAAACATGATGGCGGATGGGGCGGCGGGAGCGGAAAGCATTCCATCGAGTAAATGTATTACGAGTTATGAATGGTAAATCGCCCTTATCTAAACTTTAAGGGGGGCGAATTGTATGTCAAAATGGCAGTTAACTAAAATACAAACTACAGCATGCGATCTATTATTAGAATACGATCATAGTTTATTATACACATTCAAGATTTAAGATAGCTTACAATAGGTTGATTATAATATTATATAAAAAAATTTATTATGTATCTGAAAAATTAAATCGTAGATGTTCAGGAAAACCAAGAAACAAGTTATAGCATGTGATTTACTATCGGCTTATGATCATGGGCTATTATATGGGGGCTCACGTTCGGCTAAAACCACAATTATAATTTATAAGATTATAGCCAGGGCCATCCAGACCCCAAGTCGTCATTTAATTGTTCGTTTTCGGTTTAATCATGCGAAGGTATCATTATGGCATGATACTATACCCAAAGTTTTTGCTAATTTTTTTCCACAGATACCCTACAGGCAAAATAAAACTGATTGGTTTATAACCGTTCCATGCGTTACTGATAAGATACCTAAAAAATTAAGAACTACACATACTTCTCAAATATGGCTTGGCGGGGTGGATGATAAGGAGCGTACCGAGAAAGTTTTAGGTAATGAATACTCGACCATACATGCGAATGAAATTAGCCAAATAAGTTACGACACTATAACAACCTTACGCACCCGACTCGCCGAACCTTCAGGGCTACCACTTAAGTTTTTTTATGATTTGAACCCATGCGGTAAAAAGCATTGGGCGTACCAGGAATTTATAAAGAAAAGAATACCCGGCACTAAAGAAAAATCTATGCTAAATTGCGGTTCTTTATTAATGAACCCCCACGATAATCCTTATTTACCTTATCAGTATATAACAACATTAAAAACTCTACCGAAACGAAAGCGGCAACGGTTTTATTATGGCCGATTTCTTAGTGATGTAGAGGGGGCATTGTGGACCGATCAAAATATAAGTAATGCCCGAACTAAAAAATATGGAAAGATAATAAAAATAGTTATTGCCGTAGACCCGGCTGTAACCAATAATAAGGATAGCGACGAAACCGGCATAATAGTATGTGGGCTTGACGAAAATCGTGAAGGTGTGGTATTAGAAGATTATAGCATTAAAGCTAGTACGGCTACATGGGCGCAACGTGTAGTTAATGCTTACAATAATTATGGTGCTAATCGGGTTGTGGCGGAGGTTAATCAGGGCGGGGATCTTGTCAAGGATGTATTGAAAAATATTGATAGATCGATTAAAGTGGATACAGTTCATGCGTCTAAGGGAAAATTTGCACGGGCGGAACCTATCAGCGAGTTATATGAATTGGGTAAAATCGCCCATGCTAAGGAATTGCCGGGTCTTGAAGAACAATTAACTGAATGGGTTCCTATGAATTCTGATGGCTCCCCTGATAGAATTGATGGGTTAGTATGGGGTATGACACATTTAATGTTAAAACCAACCCCTAAGATACATATCGGATGAAATTAAACTGGCTACCATGGCGTAAAAGGTCTATCCCGCGAATTGAACGGAAAGCTGTTCTAGGTACCTCAGATGCGTTAGGTAAATTCCTTATATTTGGTACTAGGGGTGCCGAGACCCCTACATCGGCCTTTAGTTTATATAATAAATCAACTGCGGTTAGTGTACCAGTTAATAAAATTTCGGAGCCATTCGCAGCAATCATCCCAGTATTACAGATAGATGGTGGGTTTATAACGAGCCACCCAGTACTTGATAGATTAAATAACCCTAGTCCTTTATATGACGGGTATTCATTTTTCGAAGCGCTTGGTAAAAATTATTTGATAACGGGGGAAACTGGAGTAATAGCATTAGGGGGAATTACACGGCCGCCCCTTGAATTGCAACCAATAACACCTGCCAGTGTAAGCCCTGTGGAAGGCCCGGGCGGCATCGCGTCTAATTATAATATTTCGGGTAATACTTTGGCTGGTAATTATGATATCGATCGGAAACGCGGGAGAATTCGTTATTTTGATGGCCCCCTGCGTGAATTTAAACACATACGGGGCTTCTCAACAAAAAACAATGGGTTATTACGTGGCCAGTCGCCCCTCGTAAGTGCTGCGGCTGAAGCAAGGCAGCATATACTTGGCACTACGCATAACACTAGCATATTAGAAAAAGGGGGCCGGGTATCGGTCGTATTTCATTTCGAAGAAGACTTAAGGGATGATGAATTTGAGGAATTAAAAGAAAGGGTAAGATCGGAATATGGCGGTGCGGAACAAGCTGGTCAAATAGGGGTAACCGCGGGGTCTAAATTAAATATACAAGAAATGGGGAATACTAATAAAGATATGGATTTCGTTAAGTTACAACAAGCTGCTATAAATGCATGTGCGTTACAGTATAAATGTCCTCTACCACTTATATCTAATCAAGCTGCAACGTTTAATAATTATAAGGAAGCTAAATTAGCTTTATTCGATGATGCGGTGTTACCGCTAGCCGATAGAATTTTCGCGGCCTTATCTGCTTTTTTATTACCTCGTTATGGTTTGGACCCGGCAAAGGTTCGTATAACTTATGATATTTTAAGTATATCCACATTACGAACGCGCGTACTCGAAGAAATAAGAACTCGTACAGAAATTAACATCGAATCGGATAACGAGCTACGTACATTTTTAGGTCGCGAGCCATACGATGGTGGAGACAATATACTTAAACCTGCCAACCTTATCCCCGTGGGGAGTGATTTATTAATTGATGAACCTGAAATAATGAGGGATACGCCACTTATCGAACCGGTGGCGGACGAATAAATGGATATAGTTAAAGTTAGGAAATGGGCGGAGGTGTTTGTATATAGTATGTTTTTTCTTGGATTAGTAAAATTATTTGAAATTATTATATGGATTATAGGATTTTAGATGGCCAC